GCTGATATCGGCTTTAGTTCTAAGGCCTTCAGTCAGACGATTCACACCAGCTTCGAGCGAGTTGGCTCGTTGTTTGAAGGTCGATTCTACTGCTGAGACACGGTCTTCTTGGTCTTCATACGCTGGTTGATAGGCTGGAAAATAATTACCAACCGATAACATAGCGTTCTCAATGACGACCTGCAGACCAGCAGGAAATCCATAATTAGTACCAAAACGAATGAACACATTATTAGTCTGATAGTCCTCAGAAGAACTAGACAAGTCAATCGTAAACTCAAAATGTTGGCGTTCGACAGTTCCACCTTTAAAAATTAAGTTTCTGTAGGCATACCATGGATGAGCACTAAAATGCACCATAGCAGGCATGTCATTTACTAGGGCGACAGGGAAAGTCACATCAAAAGATATGCGAACATAATCACGCTTGAACCTGTCACTGTTCTTCCAGAAATCAGGAACTATGAATGTTCGATAGTCGTATACCGCTTGACCTCCTGTTGTGAACGTTCTTGAACGTGAATTCCTGAAGTAATTCCGTGAACTACCTGCCTGCACACTCGCAATCCGACTAGCCAGCTCCTCAGCTGTTTGCGTGAGTTCTGACTTGCTGGCTTTACCATTGGCCAAGTTGGTCAGTTCTGACAGTCTACGAGTCGTCGTCTCCTCATACGTCGCTTGCGCTGACTTCACGCCAGACAGTTCATTTTTAGTCCGGCTAAGTGCTTCAACTTGCTTGGCAATCTCAGCTTCAGCCTGTGCTTGCTTCGGTCGAATATCATTCGCGATAGTCCGTTTCAGAGCGTCCAAGTCACCCGACAGAGCCGTTTGTGCGCTCGTAGTCTGCGACTTAAACGCTTCAAGTCTAGCGACAGAATCCAGCCCAATCCGCTTAGCTTCCTGTGCAAGCAGGGTACTTGCGCCAGCATTTCGCAAAGCTTCCTCAGCCTTGCGCTTAGTTTCTTTCAATGGCCCGTTGTCAAAGCTATTAAATCGCTGATTGATAGTGTCAGACAGTTCTCTCTTGACTTCTTCAGCTCTGGCTTTGGCCAGTTCTACTTGATCGTTAAAGTCTTTTTTGATTTTGTCAACCTTTTGGTCAAAATCTTTATCTGCTGCTTCAATCTGCGCTTGGATTTTCGCTTCAATGCCATCTTGTTGCTTAATATGCTTGGTAATCGTACCCTCGTAAGAATACTGAGTATCGTTTCCAGCCTTACTATCTGCGCTGATACGCCCTCTCAGACCACCTTTAAAAGTAAAGCTCTGACTTAACACAGGAACTTTAAAGGTCTCTTTCTTATTGGTCTGAATGGTTACCCACTGCCCAACCTCAAGTAACAAATGTCCTTGGTAGTTGAGATTATACGGATAGTAAGTTAGGTTTTTCAGTTTGTAATACAAGTCATTTAAAGCGCTCTGAGTCATAAAGACATTGTCCAGTTCCAAAGACCGACCTGTCTTCATACCGACTGTCAGAGACTTCTTGTCCGTCTTACAAGTGATACCAGCTATCTGATACTCAATCTCACTCTTGGTCAAGCCATGCAAGAAGTAACTGTCAGCGTTGATCGTGATATTGGACTCAGTCAAATCACGGATTTCCATCTTGCCTTCTCTGTTGAAGAAACAAGACATCCCAATCATCTGAGTCATAGCGCTCAGCATATCCCTGAACGAAAGTTTCTTACCTTCAGGAACTTGCTCGATATGGTAACGCATCGCGCTGATTCCGAAATAGTCATTCGCTAACTCAATGCCTGTTTTCAGGCAGATTTCCTGAATAACCTCTCGTACTTCAGCTGGGAAATGCAAGTCCGTCACGTACTCACGATTAAGTTTAAACATACCGTCCATAAGCTCAAGCGTAGTTGTGTTGCGGTTTCGGTCAATTTCAATATCGTTTATGAAGTATTCCCCCATCTTGACCCACTGATAGGTATCCCCAACCAGTAGACCAATCTCAGGGTGCAGGGTATCCAGCTTATTGAACGTGGTAATGATACTGGTAAAGGTAATTTTACCGCTACCAGCGCAGGTTCCACCAGGCTTATAAGTATCGCCCTTAATGTAGCCATACTCAAAACTAGCCTCTTTGATATCCCGTGAAGCATAATCACCAACACGAATAGCCAGCGTCCTTTCCTTGGCAAACATGGCTCTGTCAAATTGTCGTCTAGTTAAAGCGTCCATTTTCTTACCTCTCTACCAGATTAAATTTAGCGCCAGACCAAGGTTTAAACTTCTCAGTAAAGGTATAGCTAGGAGCTGTCCTATCACCGACATAGAAAGTCTTTGTGACTTGGCCATCCATGGGGTCTGGATAAGATACCTCAAAAAATTTAGATGATACAGCATGTAAAAGCTGACTTATTTCTCCCTGAGTCATCATACCCCATTCACAGTCTAGTTTGCGTTTGGTCGTGATACGGTCACGCACCATGTCGCCATTGGCATTACGCCCTGTCTCTCCATCGATATCTTGAATACCGACTTGAAAAGATTTGGGAGGCTTCACAGCCACCCCATTGATTGTCAATTGTGCCATTTAACCTCCTAAATCTTGAGCAAGGTTTGACCTGCTCGTTCATGTTCCTTGTTAATTTCTTGGATTGCTACCCGACCGAACTCATGTCCTGCGATTTGGATAACGATGTCGCCAGCCGGTAATGAATAACCTGTAGGTACATTATTAGCAGGCATTCTTTCAGCCAGTTTTTGAGCCAAGATAGAAATCCATCCTGTATTCCGTTCAAGAGGCATTACCGCTTCTTGACCAGCTTCTCCGACCCCAATGATGCTAGGAGAGTTGAATACACCACCTCGTGCATACCAATCTACAGAGAATGATGGAATTCTAGGAGGCATCAAGCTGAAGCTACCAGATATATTAAAGTGAGGGAGTTTGATTTTTGGTAAGCTCCAATCAAAGTTAAAGAAGCTTTTTAGTTTATCGATACCACTTTTAACGATGTTTTTAGCATTATCCATTGCATCATTAAACAGATTCTTGAACCAGTTGGGGATTTCTTTCAAGGCATCTTGCATATCTTTCCATCTATCGCCAAACCAAGAACCGATTTTTTGGAAAGGATTCTGAGTTTTCTTTTTTGCACTCTCAAATTTCTCTCCAAACCATGTATCAGCTTCTTTCACTCCATCTTTGATATCATTCCAACGGTCACCGAACCAAGAGCCAACTTTTTCAAAAGCTGAGTTCACTTTATCCCGACCTGACTTGAACTTATCACCAAGCCAAGTATTTGCTTCGGCAAGTGCGTTTTTAGAATCATTCCAACGGCCACCAAACCAAGAGCCTAAGTTGCCAAATATATTTCCAATAGCATCCCATGCTTGCTGGAACTTCTCGCTAAACCATTGACCTATTGGCTCAAAGATTTCTTGGAGTTTCGTCCATAGACCGCTGAAAAATTCGCCAATCGCTTGACAAATACCACTGATAAAATCACATAGTCCTTGCCATGCAGTTTTAGCAAACTCAACAACAGTGTCCCAATTTTGGTAGAGCAAGACACCGATACCAATTAAGGCTGCGATTGCTGCAATAACTAAGGTTATTGGACTTGTCAAAACTGCTAACGCTGCATTAAAAGCCCATGTTGCAGCTGTAGCGACTCCTGCTGCAACAGAATGTGCAAATTCCGCCGCGGTTGCTAATCCCATTTTCGCTGTATGAGCAGTCCATGCTAGAGATGATTTACCAAGTTCTAAAGCAGTTTTCCCTAGCTGTGCAATTGTTTTACCTGAATTGACAACAAAATCTTTTGCATACAACGCATTCAAATAGATGGTTTCTCCGAAGCTGACCAATTTATCAAATGTCAATGCTTTAATAGCAAGACCTAGATTCTTAATCCCTCCAACAATCAAAGAGACCTTACTACCTAACAAGCTGAATGCTCCTGCAAGTCCTCCAGCTTGTTCTGCCCATGATAAGAAATTAATCGTTTGCCAAGTTGTTATCAAAGCTACGATAGGTTCTTTGTTTTCTTTACACCAGTCAGAAAAAACGGTGAAACCATCTGCCACTAACTTAATAGCATCCGCCAATAGTCCCAAAGTGGCTAAAAGGCCACCTCCTAATAAATCTGAAATTCCTTCAATACTAACACCGAATACTCCTGATAAAAACTCAGCAAAAGGTTGCCAGGAATTCTCCCAGAGAATCTGAATAATGTCAATTAGCCCATTAAAAGCATTAGCAATAGAGTTAATAGCAGGGACTACATGTTCATCATAAACACGACTTAAGCCATCGCCAAATTTGTTAACAGACCTTTCAATGCTCTCAAATACAGGCGCAACAGTATCTAATAAACTTTGGAAGACTGATGAAATTTTAGGAGCGCTTGTCACAACGACTTTTTCAAAACCTTTAAACAAACTTCCTGCTAATTTACTACCAACTTCAACAATGGTAGATGTCAAACTCAACAGAGTTGACACAATAGCGCTACCGATACGAACCGCACCAGTTGAGGTAATGACGTCGTAGAAAGCACTAGAAAAGTCCTGAGCTATGTTTCCTACTGCCTCGGAAAGGTTACCAACATTATCAAACAAAGCGACTAGCGCCCTGATAATGCGTTCTTTTTGCCTTCCAAGGCCATTTGCAATACTTTCGGCAAGGAAAACACCGATACCTAGCCCGATAGTGGTTATTGAGCCTGTCACTTGCCCTAAAGCATAAGCAATTTTCTCAGCCATTCGGTTAAAGGCATTCACAACCCTTGGGTCAGTGACGATTTCTCCCATTGTCTTAGCTATTTGGTCTAAGGCAGTCTTAATGCGTTTTATACCTTCTGGTCTAAATGCTGCATCAAAACCTTTCTTGAAGAGGTCAAACAACCCTTTGAGCTTATCTCCAAGACCATCAAAAATGCTCTTGAATTTGTTGTCCATGTCGGTCAACTCGACTTCTGGCAAGATGTCTTTGAAAGGTCCGCCACCGCCTCCCTTTCCTTTACCACCTTTGCCACCGCCTCCAGAACCGCCTGCGTCGTCATCTTTTGGTTTTTGCAAGATGTTAATCTCATCAAATCCCAAAAGACCTAGCAACTCTTTAGCAGCTTTCTTAGCGTTTTTGGCGGAGTCTCCAAGATTGTCAGCAAGTCCTCCTGCTGAATCTCCAGCGTCGTCTACTGCATCAGCAAGGTCTCCTGCTCCGCCTGCAGCGTCTTTCATGGCGTTACCCATGTCTCCAACTGCTCCACCAACACCATCTTTCACTGTTGCTTTCTTGTTGAACATCAAAGCGATAAACTCAGCGAGTTTAGCAGTAACGTTCTTCAAGACCATCGCAAAAGAGTTCAAGACAGGCATAATGGCATTGATAATCGGTAACATAGAGTTACCAAGGTTCAATGCTGCGTCCTTCATCAGCGACTTAAATAGGCTGATACGACCATTTACAGAATTAGACAAGGTATTCCCATACTTGGCTGTAGCCTGTTCCAGAATAGCCATAAGGCGGATTTGTTGCTGGGTTTGGTAATCCAACTGTTGCCAGCTCTGTCCGTTTGCGAACTTCTTAAAGGCTTCAGTAGACTCAATCATAGCCACATTGACGTTGATTCCTAGGTCCTCAATTGCTTCGGTGTTCCCTAGCAAACCTGAGCGAATCCGCTCCATAACGTCTGTAATCGTGCGCCCTGAACCTTCAGCAACCACTGCCGATGTCTGCAACATCTTAGCAGTATAAGCACTTAGCTTGTTGGTATCTTTGATAAATCCAGAAAATAAGTTTGAATAGACTGCACCGTAGTTGGTCGCCTCACCCACACCCATATTCATAGCGTTGGCGTTATCGTTAACCCATTTCAAGAAAGATTGCGAACTCTCGCCCATCTGTCGCTTGATTTGGTTCATAGACGCTGACACTTCAAGAGCTGTCTGCGTTGAATACATCCCAACATCAAGTAATTTCTTACCAAGGATTGCAAAACCAGCGAACTTAGCCAGCTTACCAAACGCACTACCGATTGAGTTCGACTGTTCACGAACTTTGGCAGTAGCATTTTTCACTCGGTCAGATGTTCCTTTGACCTGATTCTCGACTTCTTTCATCTTTTTCCTGAAAGGCGCTATCTCAGCGTCAATCATGACTTTCAATTCATCAAGAGTTGCCATTTACTTCCTCCTTCCTTTTTCGATTATGTCTCTCTGCAAATTCACGCATCCGTTCCTTATGCAACAAAAGTGCTTGTTTCTGTCGTTCCAGTTCTACCGCTTGTTGTTCTTCTACAAATAACTCAGGCGCATACTCCCAGAACTCAACAATCTTAGCGTCATTGGACAGTAATAAAGAAACGTGATTGGAAATCATCTGCGAAAGTCTGTATGAGTCAATAATCTTCTCTTTACGCTCTTGGGTTTTGACACGGTTGTAGCTTTCAATCATTTCTCTGATTTCAAGCACCGTCAAATCCCAAAAATCAAGAGGCTTGCCTCCAATGTCCAAAAACATAGGATAAAGCCTCTCAATAATCTGCGTTACTGTTAAGATTACTCGACTACTGTCATTTTCTTCTTGGAAGTTTTCTTGTTCTTGCTTCCTCGTGGAGTAAAACCCGATACTTCAAATAGTGGCATTAAAACCTCTGTCATGAAAGTTGTTTGGTCTCCCCCATTGTCCACGTACTCATCGTATAGATCATAGACATCCTCAAGAGAATACCCATGTTCATACTGCTGCAAGGCGCCGTGAACTAACAACAACATAACTTTCAAAGGTGGCAAAGTGAACTCTTCGCCTGCTTCAGGCATGAAAATCTTCAGCAAGTTCATGCCGATTTTTTCTTCCACAGTTGCAGCCTGATGAGATGTCAAACGTAGCTTCAACTCTTTTTCGTCAGTAACTTTCCAAGTTGTGTATTTTAACGCCATTTAATTAACCTCCAATTCCATCAACGAATGTCAATTCAGACTGCAATGCAATCTTAAGTGTGAACTCGATAACGGCATTAACGCCGCCACCGCCCAGTTTAACGGATACTTGACCTTCAAAAGTGACCTTAGTACCGTCTGGGTAGGTTTGTTCAAAGTAGAGTTTTTTCTTGCCATCTGCTGCCTCACGTAATACACGGTAAGGAGCTGTTGCGCTTGAATTATTATAAGCGAACTTGTACTCAAGTTCTCCTGCGTCCCCGATACCAAACTCGTACTTCTTCACCGTATCTGCAAGAGTAGTATTTTCTACTTTTTCGGGCTCGATACCAAATTCAGGTACTTCCTTAAGCCCTACAAGATTCTGATAATTGCCTTTCGTTTCACTAAAGGCCAATTTAATTCCATTTGCTAACATGTTTAATTCTCCATTCTAAATTGAAAAACAAGCTCTGAGTCTAAATCAACGACACCTTCAAAGCGCATGACCTTATGTCTCAAATGAGACGGATCTGGCACGTCTTGGCAGTCGGTTCTTCGCAAACCTAAAGACTCAAAAATCTGATTGATTTTAACAGCTAACTCACTAGTGCTGGTATCATCAAAGATATCCACCTTATAGCGGATAGATGATTTTTGTTCCTGGTCATCAAACCAATCACCCGGCTTGTTTTGTTCTTCTAAAAAAATAACGACTGGGAAAGTCTCCCAATCGCTAGGATAAGTATCAGTCACATTATCTGCGACCTTTTGCAATTCTTTATAAATAACAGGCTTGATATTAATCATTTTATTTGTTCCCTTATCTTTCTACGGACATAATTCGAAATATTCTTAGACACACGCTCTTGATTGTCTCTCAAAGCTGGATAAAGATAAGGCTGGGCAGGTTGACCATACATCTTGTAGAACTCCCCAATCTTTTGAAAGTGGTAAGGTCCTACATTGATTTGGTCTTCATGCACATACCACGGACTAGACTTGTAAGTTACGCTGACCTCTGGAGAGATACCAGAATGGCTAGCTTGTCCTTTTGGTCCCGTTCCAAACTCAACGTAAGGAGCGTATTTTAGGTTGGTGTAAACCTCGCCTATAGCCTTATCTCCGTCCATTTTTGCCCTAGTTTTGATACTAGTTATAAGCTCTCCATCTCTCGCTGGTGCGAGTCTTCTTGCATCTGCTTGGACAACCTTTATAGTAGCATTGTGTACCGCACGTAAGACGATATCCTCGCCAGTTTTTTTACTAGCCAATCGTCTACATTTAGCTATGAGCCTATCTGCCCCTAGTAGCCCTGACACGCTCTAACTCCAAAACTTGATGATGTGTGTAGACCTTTTTAGAAATAACCCTGTGAGTCACTTCTGTCTGGCTATCGATACACACACCATCTTTCACTTTGATTGTAGCTGACTTGTTGGCATTTGCGTTCAAAATATCATTGACACGCTCGCCATACAATTCAGACTGTAGTTTACTACTAGCTGGCCACAACTCAAGACGGATTGTCTCAGCTTCTTTGACATATCCTTCTTTTGCGACACCTTCCTCAGTGACAGTCTTTTCAAACCGTCGCATTGGATAAGGTTTCAGTCTACTCTGCTTCAAAAACATGGCCTGCCACCCTTGCTAGTCTATGCATACGTATACGCTGTAAAAGGCCCGTAGACAGGCCGTTTTCTCCGTAGACTACTGCTATACCACCTTCGGTCCTTGAATGCTCTCCTTCCGCTCCTGAGCGGTTGTGGAGCTCGATAGCAACCTCAGGTATCAAAAGACTTAAAGCAGGTGTCAAAGATGTGCGATTAGTCTCTGACAAGATAAGATTTGTAGCTCTTGTTTGGAGCAACATGAGAAGCTGAGTATCTTCTTCGCCTGTTAATTTCTTCAGCAACTCTATAGACATATCAATCCTCTTCTAAGAACTCAGGTTTAGGAAAGATTTTCTCAAGAACATCTGAGATAGCGACACCGTTGCTGGCAATATTGTCAGCCAGCTCAGCATAGCGCTCCTCAGTAATCTCAAGTTCCTCTCCTGCCAGTCGTTTCACATTTGATTCCCAATCATAGAAATCTTGTTTGATTTTAAATTTCATAACTCGGACCTATTTCTTACCAGTTTTTTCTTTCCAGTTAGTTGTATCTGTGTCTGGTGCGGTTGATGAATTAGAAATATCCTTAACCGCTACATAGACTTTATCGGCATGAGTAACTGTGTCACCTTCTTTGTAGGTTGTTCCAGTTTTCCACGCTTTAGCACGGTTTACAACTTTACCTTGAGTAGATGGTTTAGCAGCAGGCTTAGAATCTGCAATTGTGATGATGTATTTCTTGAAGTGTTCAAGAACAAATGCACCAGTGTAAAGCAATTGCTCTACCAATTCGCCAAATCGCCCTGGAATGTTATCGTTGTACTTAGTATTATCTACTTGTACTGGAGATGTAACAACACCTGGAGCAGTAGCAAGGGCATTAACACCTTTCAGGAATTTAGAAGGAACCTTATAGACTGTGTAATCATCCAATTCACCAACATATCCTTTTCCAAGGACTTTCTTATCTGCGTCACCATGTGGTAGACGAACGATTTCAGACTTGATCGCTTTGTAGAAACTTGGAGTGACGAAGAGCAAGCGTTCTTTTGTAATTCCAAGCTCATCAAGTTTCTCAGACACATCAAGAACCGCATTATAAGCGTTGTTCGCTCCTGCTGTTTTACCCATGGCAACATTGTCACTTACGTTTCCAAGTGCTGCACCAAAACGTAGTTCATCAAGATATGGAGCGACTACTTCTGCAGCCTGACGGGCAATAACATAATTGATATTCACTTGACCATTAGAGTCACGTTCGTCCAATTGATCTACGAAACGACCCCAGTATTTTTCTTCATCAAGGGTATAAACCTTTTCTTCAACTTCAACGTGATCAAATTCATTGTCTTTGTTACGTTTGTAGTCTTTCAACTCTGTTGTGTTACCAGTTGCTACTGTAAAAGAGCGACCTTGCAAGGTTACTGCATCGCTTGATGTTACAAGCGGTGTTGAATATGAATTTACTGCAAGTACATCCTCAATAATCCCAAGATGTTTCTTGCGTGATTCTGCTGTATTTAATTCTTCAAATGCCATTTATTTTTCCTCTTTTCTTTTATTACAAGAAGTCTTTACGCCATTTTTCCGTGACTTCTTGCTGGACTGTTTGTGCATTTTTGATAGGTGCACTACCTTTCATACGTTCAGAGACTCCCTTCTGAACTGACTCTTCCCATGCTTTTTGGATAGAGGTAATAGATTCAGATACCGTCTCTGCGTTTGTCAAATCGACTACATTTACTAACTCAACAGGTAAGTCACGTTCACTTAGCATTGCTTTAGCCTCTGCGGTCAATTCCTTACGAGCAATAGCCTTTTCACGGTCAGCTAGTTCTTGCTCACGCTGATCCAACTGATATTTCTGTTTTTCATCAGCGTTCATCTTGGCAAGTTTCTTAGCTTCGTTTTCCTTGGCTTCTTGCTCTGATTTCCACTTGGCAAACTTCTTATCGATGATAGCGTCGACGTCTGCGTCCGTGTACTTCTTCTCGTCTTGCGGTTGTTGTGCAGGTTCTGCAGGTACCTTTTGTTCTTCAACCGTTTCGACTGTTTGTGTTTCTTCGTTCATTGCGAACCTCCTATTTTTAAAGTCGTCCCCGACTGTAATTTCCATAGCTTTTAGTGTCGTCAATGCTTAGACAATATAAAAACCGTACGGGATTCCATACGGTTAGGGCATAGGAAAACCGCATCAAATATGACACGGTTTATAGCAATTTACAGTAATTTATAGCAGTCTATTCCTGCAAGTCAAGATGTTGGATCACCTCCTAATCTTTAATGGCACGATTTGAAACTTTGGCGTAAACATCCACATAAGTCTCATTCTTGTCTCCGTTATGCGTGATTTCTGCATAATTTCCACAAGGTTCGCTTGATGTAATTGCGTTCGTACTAACAAGAGCTTTCCAGTTTTGCAGGGTCTTGCTAAACCAAACTACAAAGCAGTCTTCTGCTTTGATTTCACGACCTGATAAGCGTGAAAATTCTTGCGATGCCAATTGTTTTGCTTTTTCTAACATTTTATTCCTCCGTTTTTTCATATGTTTCTGCAAAAATATCAGGCTTGCATGGATAAAATTCACCTTGCACACCTTTGATAATGTAGTCACCTTCTGTTGCAACCATCAATCCTTCAAGCGTTTCGATTTTTAAAAGAGGATTTTTTAAGTCTGCGTAATCAATCCGTACTGGATCTAATCCAAAATCGCATAGCTCATCTATAGATTCTTCTGTATCTAAAAACTGCACGGCTTCAACTACTACTGGCTTTTTACGATATTTCATTTCTCGCTCCTTTCTAAACATAAGAAAAGCACTTAGATTTCTCTAGGTGCTTAAGTAATAAATTGCATTTTTATATTTTTTAACACGCTCGTAGTCTGTATTGGTAACAGATTTCAAACGTGATAAATCTGAGTTATGTTTCAAATCTGCAAGTTTTACAACTCTTGCTAAATTATTTGATTTTACTTTCCCAAGATATTCTTGATAACTTTGACCTTTTTTCTTTGTCAAAATTTGTACCGCTGTAACAACTTCATTTGACAAGCCAGACGCGAATAAATCGGCAGCAGTTATATCGCTATCCTCAATCACATCATGTAAAAGAGCGACAGCTTTTTCTTGTTCAGTGTTGACTTGACTGGCCACATAGAGAGGATGCTGTATGTAATCAACACCCGCTTTATCTACCTGCCCTGCATGTGCTTTTTTAGCGATAGCCAAGGCAATATCAATCATGCCGCTACCATCCTGTCAATATAAGTAAATGCATCATTTTCTGAAATTTCTTCAAAATCCGTAAAGTCATTAAAAAAGATTTTATTAAACCAATCCATGCTATTAACCCACTTTTTTTCAATGTCAAAAACTTGCATGACACCATCAATCAAACGAAGTACTTGAGCATTGTTCGTCGTTGTGCGGTAGTATTTAATATCTTTCATATCACTTCACCCTCTCTATATTTTTAGGAATCTCAAGCCCATTGCTTAAATCAAGCATTTCCTTAAATAATTTCATGCGTTCTAGATCAGATGTATTCGTATCACGATACTTCTCATAGAGTTCATGTAATGAACCATTTTTTAAGTCGAAACTTTCCTGAGTATGATACTGCATTTCAAAGTTGATACCATCTTTTTCAATGACTGTATTCACACCTTTGTATGGTCCATCTACTGGCCAAGTGTTTTTTACTTTTACAATTTTATAACCTTCTGCGATAAGCTTCTGTTTCATCTTCAAATACTCTTCTGTAAAAGTATCGGAATCGAAAATAGTTGTGTACCTTAAGGCGTCATTAATCTTACTCACGGCTTTTGACAAACTTATATTTTCAACTAGGCTATCTGCAATAATTTTACGTGATAATGACTCAACTGTTTTCTTCCTAAATTCAAGACCTGCCAATTTGTTTTCTCCTGCGATACGTTGCATATCACTTGTAATTTTTGGCTCAACTCCTGAAATTTTGGACAATAGTTGTTCGCTATAAAATTTCGCCTTGGCTTCTCTTGTATCTTGATTATACACCTTTTCCCCGTCTTTCGCAACATACTTGCTATACCACTCTTTATAAGTCATATCGGCAGGCACGTACTCAACTTTACCTGTCTCTGGATTCCTTGCTCTGCGCTTCAACTTGCTGTAATCTGCGTCCTCATCGTATCCGACAGTAGTAGACCTACACCAAGGGTGCATAGGCGGACAATTGACACCAGGGACAGCCTTATCCCTATCATAGACCTGATTGTCATGCTCCTGACAAATGCGTGATGTACGCTTGTCTAAGACGGCCACAAAGATATACTTCTCTATATCCGCTTCCTCATAGTTGAGTAGCTCCATTTGGTTATGAAAAAAGGCTGATTCTGTCCGAACCAAACGCCTTGCATCGTTCTGCCCCACATTGAACCGCTCAGCAATTGCTTGTGCAGTTTCTCGTGTATCTCGGCCTGTCATAAGGCTTATGAGTAATTCATCTTTTATGCTTGATGTAAGCTTCCCTGTATTCTTCCAGATGTTTGTTGAGTACGTACTTCCATCTCCTACCCAACTAAAAGACTGTAGATGTTTAATCTCGTTCTCAGGAAGCCCAGAAAAGCCGTATGCTAGTCCTGTCTGCTGCTGCAGGTCAAAGGTAGCCTTGTAGTAACTATCCTTCATCAAGTCGCTATAAAAGGCGTCTGAGCCTGTCTTTTCTGAATGATAGATAGATTCACGCATACGGTCTAAATCATCACTCAAACGTTCTAGACGCTTCATACGGAAAGAATAAGCCGGACTATCTAAGTCAGCCAGTAGTCTTTGGATATTTGGATCATTCGGTCTCGCTTCAAGTACTTTACGAAGTTCATTCAGATTTTTCTTGTCTTTCATGTTCTTCAAGACTTGTCTAGCTTCTACCTGACTTAGACCATAATCACGTTGGAACTTATCAAAAATCTTATTGACTTCCTTATCCAAGTAAGTCTTGGCTTCCTGATAGACCTTATCGAACTGATCTGCCTGCTTTTCGGCCTTGTCCATCTGCTGGTAAATCAGATTGGCTTTCCTCTTCGCCCAATACTCCTGATTCTTCATCCTCTACCTCGTCTTCGGGTTTCGTGTTGTCTTGGTTAAACATCGGCATGTCTTCCATGTTCTTCTTTTTCTCTTCTTCCAAGGCTTCTAGCTCAGCATCAGGGTCTTCCACAAACGGCAAGAGAGAAATAAGCTGTCTATTCGTCACTTTACCTTCAAGGTTGTTCACGATCTGAGAGATTTCTAACAAGTTCTTAGGCAAACCACGACTGAATTGTGGAACGATTGAATGAGACTCTAAAGCAATCTGCTTCATGCCTAAGTAATGAGCAAAAATCGCAATACGCTGACGCAATCCTCGCTTATAGTTCGCTTCCTTGGTCTTAGTAATCATTTCAAGGCCCATCAGCTTAAATTCCATGGCTACACCTGATGTATTCCCTGCGAAATTCTCATCAGTCAAATTAGGCACATGGCTAAATGTGTAGATGTCCTCTTTAAGAGCTGTACGCAAGATTTCAGTAGCACTTTCGTCCAGCGTATTCTTCAAGAACTCAGCCCTTGCACTATCGCCCGGCAATTCCAAAAGACCTTCTTCAGAAAGAATCTTCATTGCTACCTTAGCGTCTTCTGGAGTGTCTGCTAACTGCGTGCCATACAAGACAAGTATAGACTCTACAGCCTGTTCCTTATCATTGACACGATTCCCCATCAAGGAATTATAAGCGTCTATCAAGCTAATTTGTTGCTCATAGTCACCAATTGCAAAGTGATTGTTGCGATATTCGATAATTGGGATTTGACCAAGGTTGTGAGGTGTTGCCTCCTCGCTCTGAGTTGTTCCTGAATCTGTACTTCTCAGCACCATGTGATAGTGCAGATTTTCGGTAAAGACCTCAGCCTGGTGCTTGGTAGTGTCTTTCGTATCGTCTTTTACTTCATAGTAATAGACCGCAAACAAAGGCTTCCGCTCAATACTATCATCGTAGACCATGAAAGTATTCTCCGGATCAATACTAGTTGAATCCAACTCAGCCATACCCTCTTTAGCATAGATGTACTCGTAAGCACGACCATAGATAGCCATGTTCAAAGCATTCTGAGCATCTACTTGGTCAATCTCAGCACCATCAAAGGCTGTAAGTAGTTCATCGATATCACCGTCAGCAGTATTGTTATACTTGATAGGATTGCCCATAAAATAGCCCGTAGCCGTGTCTGCGATATCCTTGGCATGATTGGCTACCGTCTTGTAATTAGGTGCGTTCACGTTGCGTCTCGTGTGTTCTAAGATAGCATGCTCACCCAAATAGTAGCTTTTAAGCTTCTTCAAATGTGAGCTTTCAGTGCTATGTATCGTTATCAATTTGTAAATCAGGTCTTTCTTCAAAGAACCCTCATCATATCCATCCCGTGGATAGGTTAAATATTGGTACATGTCTTTCCTCTCTATAGACCATAATCAGAACGTCTGCGGACGGTTGCTTTTGGTTGCGAATGTTGTGAGTAAATCGCATAACGCACCGCATCCAGCACGTCGTCATTCTCTTTCACTGGCTCGCCCGTCTTTTCATTCCAGATATACTGATAAACTTCATCTTTGAACTTGCTGACCTTGTTTGATACAACAAAAAAGCGCCCAGCTTTCATCAGCTTGGCTACTTCTTCAATACCAGACAATACCGCTTTATTAGCGTTGAATGTTCTTAATTGCTCTCTTTGAAATCTAGCAACGTGTTCAGGTCGTGCACTGTCTGCCCAGAACGTAATATTCCCGTATCGTTCCTTGATATTCTTAGCGAGGTCTACCCAAAAATCTATCTCTTTGTACTGATGAGCGTGTTCCTCTAACAGATAAGCTGAACCGCCAGATGTTTCTCCAATGACAACAATAGAGCCAAAGTGTTCATATCCCCAGTCAACACCAGCATAGACTTTAGTGATATCTTCTGGTACGTTATCTACAACCATATTCTCGCTAAAATCACGATAGACGACGCCCTCACCAGTCACCCACAGACCAAGAATATCTCGGTCATAAAATACACCAGCTGGTGTCGCATTCTTGATATTCTCTCGGTATCTGTCAGACATGAATGTATTATCATCTAACTTAAAATGAAAGTCGATGATCATATCGTCTCCAGAGTTGATATAATCCCGTCTGAGCCAGTGTGTCGGGATGTCTGGGTTGCTATCCCAAACAATCCTAGCACCCTCTCCTGAGCAACGTGAGATGATTTCCTTGAATACTTGTTCGTTAGCAAGAGATGCCTCGTTTACATAAGCTCCAAAAGCAGTAAAACCACGGGCGCGTTTTAAACCAGATATAGAACCGGTGTAGACTTGAACTACCTTGACACCGCAAAGGGTAAAAGCTCCGTGCTTATCGTATTTAGGTTCAATATCAAACATGTTATACAGTTCCTGAATGATATTGTTTTGTATCGATGTTGAAGATGTTCCAGCTAAGATATACATCGGCTCATCTATGTTTAATCTATCCGCTGTTTCTCTCACTCGTGCAATCTCATTCATGAAGACCATGTTGTTTAGAACAGTTTTACCTGAACGTTTTGCACCATGGAGACCACAGATAAAAAAATCATCATTCAATACTCGTGTAAGCACTTCTTCTTGTCGCTTTGTAAATTTATTTGTCATCAAAAGCACCTCTCAAAGCCTTGGCAAAGTCTATCAATTTATCGTCTTGTTCATTATCCACACCGATTTGTGATTTAAGTTTTTCGATTTCAAGTTCTAGTTTCTCAGCTTGTTTAGCAGTCGGATAACGCTTCAATATCTCAGCTATCGCTTTAATAACTGTGTTATTATCTGCCTTTTTCGTAACTCTATCCACCTCACCAGTGACAGGGTTCATCATCAAAACTTCCTCAAGTCGCTGGCCTCTTGCAATGTCTGAGAGAATCGAAAGAGCCTCTTTAGCGCTCAAAATATTTTCATCGTGCATCTTTTCAGTTTCGGTTTGTATAAACGTTTTAACGCTTGCATTTTCTAGCAATTTACTAGCGGTTGTTTTAGCATACGCTTCACTATAACCTGCGAATATTGCGGATTGATAGACATTACCAGTCCTCAAATACTCGCTCGCAAACATCTTTTGTCTTTGATTTAACCCAATGTCCATCACCACCTTTCGAATAATCAAAAAAAGCCACACGATGTGCGACCTTTTTAAGACCTCTCTCTGCGAATTAAAATCGCAATTGGAACGACAGGATTCGAACCTGCCTACGTTTCAATTCCCTAAACAGGACTTAATCCGTCTACCATGTATCCATTAACTAGCATGAGACTACTGCTTTAAACGAGTGACTTTTGATAACTTATAGTTTATTATCTTGTCCACAAATATTCCTACTTGTATCACTCATGCACGATTGGTTAGACCAATCACTCCTCACATCGCAAACTACTAAGCCATTTTTCAATTAACGAAGACTCCGCTAAAAGTCTAAGCTGCTTTACTCTTTGACTTTACTCTCATCCTTGCGAGACTTGAGCAGGCAATCTAATTGCCGAAGTGCACTTTCGTTTACGACGGGCAATGACTTTTGCTTTTTTGAGTTTTTTCTATCTTGAATAGCCTTAAAATATAAAAATCATCTTTCATCTATCACAGACACGCATCGCCATGTGTTTCATTCTCTTTTGAAGAACAAAATGCACAGCGCCTGCTTGTTATCGATTGTTTTGCGGACAATCGACTCATCTTACATACTTTTGGGAGGCACCCAATTTTTGTAAGATATGGTATCAAGCTCTTGTTGCACCTCAAACCGAATACCTCATTCCTCTTATAGACTCGTCTCACAGCCAAACTGCCACATTTGCATTTCCTCAGCACCTTGCCGTTGGAATCTTCCTGCTTTAACTTCGCCTACCTATTCCAAAACTGAAATAGTTAAGATTACATTGCTTAGATTGACCATTGCTGGCAGGATGTTTGATAGATTTAAAAACATCCTTTTCCTGAGTTACCACAGATTATCTAGGCTAAGCCCTAAAAGTGCAAGGCGACTACTACCTTGCGTGCGTATTAAATTTTGACTTCATTTTTATTTTTTGTAGTCTTTAAAACCTCTGAGGGAATCAAACCCTCTAGCTTATAACTTATCCGGAATATAATTAGCTACGCAATCATGCGAGGTCCAGTCGCTTCCGCAACCATTTTTAAGTTAATGAGTGATATATGAATGCTAAGCCTACTGCCTACCCCATTCTGGGACACAAACACTCAAATGACAGTAGCTGGAATTGAACCAACTGGTCTAGCAGTAAAACGCACGTTTGGTAAAAGTTTCAAGGAGACCCAAACAACCTGCTAACTTGTCCTTACTGTCTAAGAGGCTTCGACCTCTATATTTTTAGGAGTCCTCATGACTGTACGTTGCCCAATCATTGGATAATACTATTTTAGCACCTTTTTCCGTTCCAATTCTCCCAAGATTTTCCCAGATTTTTCCCAAGATTTTCCCAGAAATCACTTATAAACCAAAAGGTTACTTGCTTGATAGGACTCCGCGAACTCTAGTAGAGCTTTGTTCAATATCCGATAATACTCACTAGATGAGTAGCCTAGTTCTGAATAAATGCTGTAGTCTTCCCTCCTTTTCTTCCTACAATATCGTTCGATTAGGATACGTGTGTATTCCATATCGGAAAGATTGTTGATTGCTTTAGCGATTAGTTCTAAGTCCTGCTGAGCTGACACTCTACGCACGACCATGCTTTCTACCTGCTTGCTTGTCTGACCACTTGATGATCTTGGCTCAAGCGAGTAGGATATTGTTATTTTTGGAGCGTATTCTTCTCCAGCTATCCGTCTCAGACGACTATATTTTTTAAGGACTTTGATAGCTTCCTTTCTAGTCTTCTTTTCATCGATGATATCCAATAATTCTATTTGCACACGAACTCCTCCTCATGATATAATAGTTATGCGAAACTATAACACGAGAAGTCAGCTGTGCTGGCTTTTTTCTTGCTTTGTTCCGTTTTTAGGTGTATACTGTATGTATACAAAATAAAGGAGAAACAAATGAATACTGTTAAAACTCGTAAGGTTGGGAACTCTGTCACTGTGACCATCCCGAAAACACTCAATGTTCCAGAAGGTCAGGAAATGTTTGTCTACAAGGGTGTAGATAATGTCATTGTCCTAGCTCCAAAAATTCCAGACCCATTTAGCGGAGATGCAGACCTACGCATGGAAGATGACTTTGAAGGGGTGAAATTCCTTGACAGCGAAATATGATTACATCCCAGAAAAACAGGACATCATCTGGATTGACTTTGACCCGTCTGTTGGACGCGAGATTCAGAAACGCCGTCCTGCTATTGTCGTCTCTCGTAGAGAATATTCGGAGCGGACTGGATTTGTGGCTGTATGTCCTATTACACACGGTCAAAGCAGACTAGAAGAACAAGGCCTGCTCGTTCCTGTGCGTTCCAATAAGGTAGATGGCTCTGTCAATCCACTCCAACTCTATACTTTTGACTTTAGAGAGCGCAAGGCTCAAAAAATCACAACCATGGATACAACCAGTTTTCAGAAGGTTGTCCAACTCTACAACTTCATCTTTGAAGCCTAGTCCTTATGGATTGGGCTTTTTTAGTCCTCCAAAAACTCTAGATTTTCGTAGACGTTGCCGACGATTTCAAACCCAAAGTCTTTATCCTTTACCAATTCAGCGAACGAAAGATGTTCATCTTCCATATAAATGAATAGAGATGATTCTGGGTATCTAGTTTTACCGAATTCAAAACAAGCTTCACCTTTCACCACTTCAACGTAATTAACACCTTCGACCGAGCCATCTACATAGCCCTCGTGACAATATTCATTCCACTCATCATTAAATTTCAGTATATCCCCCTCAAAGATTTCCTTGCCGTTCTTGTCTTTGAGTCCTGTTGATTGCATGAGTTCGATATCGTCAAAATCATAACAATAGATATCTCTTTCAACTGCTAGACCACTCTCGAAATAGACTTGTTGTGTCACTATTTCTTTGTTTTCGTAGTCAATAGCAAGAATGTCATCTGAAAAAACCATACGTTTTCCTATTTTTACCCATACTCTAAATTTTGGAATCATTCCTCCACCTCCTCAATCTCAATCCCTGGGCAATCAAACACCCAGCCGAACCCGGCTTCTTCAAGTTCTTTGCGGGTGTGGGCTATTATTTGATGTTCTGGTTCATAAGCTGAATGAAAAAACCATATATCTTTTCGGTTTCCAGAAATAAGGTAATTAGTAAAATGTACACCTTTCACCTTCACCAAATACCGCTTCTCTTTTTCAACCTCGTAGCCGTCAAGCCAAGCAAGACAGAATTTTTCGATGTTATTTTCGTAAAACCAATCAGGAACTTTCTTATCATAATGATCTTCAATTACTCTCATTGCACCGTAAACATGAAAATTGTTTTTCTTTTTAAATTCTATATATTCCGCCACACACTGCGGAACTATGACTTTTTCACGTTCAACCATACCCTCAATTTTACCTTGCTCGTAGCCCTCTCGCCATTTTGCACGGCTAAAATCCTGTTCAAATTCGCTCATGATAGCCTTTAACCAAACCTCTCTATCATGCAATGGCAATTCTCGCAATCGTGCTAGTATGTTCTTTACGTAGCGTGGAGCTTCATCTGCGTGACCTATTTCGGATTCGTCTAGTTGTTCAAAGATTTCTTTTACATCCTTCCACCAAACTACATAACCTTGAAAATTCCCAGTTATTGTTCTTCGTTCCTCTAATTTTTTAATCAATTCCTGCTTATTCATCTTAGTTTCCTCTATAAATCAAATAAACTGCAATAACTACCTGAGACATTCCTGGCGAATAGCCAACCCAATCATCAAACTCCTTAGATTTTGGCAACCAATCCTTAGTAGCTCCCAAATCATAGTCTGTAGGCTTTTCATCAGCGAAGATGCATTCCATCGCTCCCATAAACGTCATACCATCTTCTGCCATTTCCCAAAAATAGTCCACCCAGTCTTTTACTGCTTGTGGTAAATCTTGCTTGGGAGGTTGCGGCTTCCCGTCTTCTACCGTCCAGTTGTATACTGCATTAACTTTTTGCTTTAACTCTTCCATCACTTCAACTCCTTGTCCTTAATTTCTCCAGTAAGTCTATTTTCTAAAATGTGACTTGTATAGCAAATATCGTTTTTATAAGTATAGTGATCAACGGTTTCTTCAACCCATTGATTTTTAGTGTACGGGTATCTGTTTGGTCGTTTCAATTTACCACCTCACATATAAATATTTCGTATCAATATCTTGTTCTAAAATACAGTCCCTTAACGATCTCAAAACATATAACGCATCATTGATCGTTCCCCATTTATTTGCAGGTTCATATTGTACATATTTTTCAGGTTGCCTTTCCAATTCAGTTATGCCACGTTTAATATTTTCAAAAATATCAGCAACATTGTAAATTGTGCCTTGGTCGAAATCCCAATCCATAGCCACCCTAAACATTTTTCCAAGATTGTAGGTCGGAGAACTATATCTAGGTTCAGCAATACAAATATAATCTCCACTCTCTATTTTCGCTAAGATTTCCAAATCATAACTCATTACTCCATCTCCTCCATCTTTACTTTATACATTCGATCACCTCGATACTTGCTTTCTAACTGCGCCTTGCATTTGGCAGCATCACCCTTTTTCTTAAAAAGGTGAGTTTCGTCTACCATGTTGTCAAAATATAGTGTTACTGTGTATGACATTTTTACCTCTTTTTTTCAAACTGCTACCGTACTACCGATAAATTCTAAAAAGTAAAAAATATTTTTAAAGAATCCCTATTTTATAGGCTTTCTCTATTATTACTATTATTTTATATACTTTTTTTAAAAATATAGGTAGAAGAGTAGCATTATATATAAATATTAAATAAAAGTCAGTAATATCAAGGGGTTAGACTGCTACCGATGTGCTACCGATGTCTCATTTTATCGGTAGAATGCTACCGATCTACCCCCTCAACTGCTACCGATGACTACCGATAATTTTTTAATTGCTACCGATTAGTTTTTTCCGAATCTTTCACTCTTACGAACCCTTTTGTACTTTTACCTCCTGCCCGGAAAACACTTTTTTTCCAATCAGGATGATTATCCATGATCATGTTAATCTTCGTTGACAGCTTCCTGTCATTCGAATTTCTCATAAATAAGTTGTACATCATTTCACGAGTTGAGACCTTATCTAGTTTTTTGCTTCCAGGATCAAAGTCGCTACTATTATCGAAATATTTACTTGTGTATTGATGTTGTTGCTGAATAGACCAGTTTTGCCAATTTTCAGGGACGGGCATATCAAGATATTCAAGCACTTGTAATTCAACTTCATCACGATACATGAACTGTTCACGGTAGATATTCAGTTCATCCTCTGTATTTTCATCAAACATCAAATCAGCACCAGCACGATAGATTGTAACGGCTTCGCCCCAGATTTGTTCAATTGTCTCTGGCTCGATTTCCATTGGATGTTTTTTTTGCCGTTTACTATCTGCCATAACTGGTAGAAAACGACGTTCACCGGTTTTGTCCTTGAGGTATTCTGTTTGGTTAGTAGTTCTAGCTAAAATGAAGTTTTTGGCAAACTCTTCTGTGCGTTTCATGTATGGTTTACGATAACGTAGGCTAGTTTTAGAAATAAAGGCCTTAGTTTCTGCAAAGCTCATCCGATTACTGGCCACCATTTCGTCGTCGTTGACGATTAGACTCTTTAACATAATGTCGTAATTATCTTTATTAGAGAAATCTGTTACGGCATCCGTATACCATTCGCCACCCAATTTTTGAAGGAGGGATGTTTTCCCAACTCCTTGTCCACCGACTAGATCCAGAACATAGTCAAACTTAACGTATGGATCATAAACTTTAGCAACTGCACCAACTAGCCACATTTGAGCGATTTTAGAAACTAAAGGGATATCTTCAGCCCCCAGGTAAACCTGAAGCATTCGGTCAATTCGTTTACGACCATCCCATTTTTCAGCAGCCTTTTCCATATACTCAATGACTGGATTGTAAGAACGTTCTGAGAAAAAAGTTTCCATGCCGTCCAGCATCGCCTGGCTAGAGAAAGCAACACCTAACACACTTTCAAAGTAAACTTTTACGACTGAATCAAAGTTAGAAGGGAGCTCACCTTTTTTAAAAAGAGTGTTGCCGATCTTGATATCTTTAAGGAGTTCATGCTCTTGGGAAAAATCGTTGTGCTTTAGGTAAATACTCAACTGATCATCAGCTTTGAAAGACATCAACACATTACTTGGACTGTTGGCCTTGATGTCTCCCTTGGCAGTCGTTATCATCTTAGGTTGTGAGTCAATACTTACTACATTACCAATCACAATCACCTCCTATCTTTTTTAATCATACTTTCAATAGTACGCATCATTTCCTTTTCAGGCAAAGGGTTTGGACTATTTGCATTTGCTAATCTTGCAAGTTGAACAACTACACCATCGTCGACCGCACGATATAAGAGACCACCTACGAATTTTGCTAGTTTGTCATTTCGTCCACCTTCATCACCAAAACCAAGGGCGATGGTTTCAAAGAGATCTGTAGTCTGTGTTCGGTCTCTAGTATGTGAACGTCTAACTAAATCCCTAAGACCGTCCTTACCATCATACTTATAACCGTGAGTTTCGCCATACTGTTTTTTTATAGACTGGATTAAATCTTTTGAAGGAGTGACCATCGTGCCACCTTCCTTAGACTTTTCCAGATCCCACTCATACTGCCCTTTATCTGTGGCAGAGGGTGCGACTAACACATAATTATTTTCGTGAGCCTTAATATCAACACCAGGCAAGAATCCAATCATCTGAGTGATCGGCTCATCTTCTCGTTTGAAGTAGAATAGATGTTTACCGCCACTAGCCGTCTTAGCTTGCAGTGTCGGTTCGATTAAATTTAGATGTTTCCATTTTTTTAGCGATTCAAAACCGTTCGATTTGCCGTGTTTGTCAATATCAATGACAAAGAAGTTGGTAGTCTTTAGGGCAATGTTTGCATTAGGGTAGCCGTCCCAAAAGTTTTCAATCTCAGATGGAGTCATGGCTGGCTTATCAGCAAAATCAATCAAAGGCATCTTGTTTTTAGGATTGATTGGAATGACTGAGAACCCTAACTTTTGGTACTGTAATGCGTATTCTTTCATCGACGGCATGGTTTTTTCTCCTCTTTGTAAATATAAACAAGTTCCTGGGCCGTATAGTTTGACTGATATTCGGCTTCAGTCATATCCAAGTATGTTAGCATAGCTGTATAAGCCTCTTCTACTGTCGTGAAAGGACCAAATTCCTCATCAGTTTCATCAATGACCCAGAACTTGTTATTTCTTAAAAAGGGAGGTCATCGTCATCAATATCAGCTTCAGTCAGCGGTTGTGCTTCTTCTTCTTCAAGGTCATAGTTTCGGAACTCACGGCCATCTTTCCCCTTAGTCACAGAGATAACAAGGTTGTAGTAAGAGCCAACTGCCTTACGTTTTAGAGCCTCTTCCAAGGCTTTACCGTCTTCTTCATTTCCTTGCATACTGTCGCCAGCAAGGACCAAGGCTTTGATAAAGAATTTCATAGTGCGTTCAACTGCCCAGTCAAGGTTCTTACCGTTCCATTCAGTCAGTGTGCCAAATGTTGCAAATTCAGAGCGTCCACTGTAATCACCGCCACGGATTTCAAATTGATAACCAAGACTTTCCCAGCCTTTGTCCGATACGTTGAAGGTTGCTTTCTTCAGGACTACTGGATAAGTACCAGCTGGGATTGGTGCAGGACCGTTGGCGCTGTCTTTGCGTGGGTCAAAGCCCTCTTTTTTGATTGATTTTGCGATATCTAGTAAGCTCATGTGTATTCTCCTTTATTTCTTAAAATAGTTCATCATCAGAGTCAACTTCTTTCTTAGGTGCCTCTTTTGTTTTTTCGGTCTTAGCTGGTTTAGTTGTCTTAGCTGCTTCTTTTTTAGGGGCTAGCTTGCCCTTTGCAGGCTCAACAGCCCCACGGATAGTTGCCAAGATTTTCAAGATGGCCTTGTCATCAACCTGGTCCGCATAATAGGTCTTACGCTTGCGGTCAACCTCACGGTTGTAGTTGTTGCCGAGTTTTTCAGTGTGGATCATCAAATCAGAGTTTCCATTGATAAGATTGACATACTTATCTTTCAAGCTTGGCTTGTCTTTGGTGGCATTGCCATTGTCATCATATTCAGATACCTGACGGCTGATGTAAATAACATTCATTGGCAATGCTTTGAGGTCAATGACTAATTCTGTGATAGCTTGGTTAAAGAAGTCGTATCCTTTGCCGTATGGAATTTCCGACAAGGATTTCAAGCGAGGTTTACCAACTGGGGTTAATTCATCACAAACTGCAATCTTAATCATTTCAATAACATCGTCAATTACATCAATAACGACTGTTTCATAAGAGTGCTTCTGTGTCTGGAGAGCAAGCAAGATATCTCCAAGCTGCTTAATTACTGAATTGGTAATTCGTCCCTTGTCATCTTTTTCATTGATCAGCTGAATGCTTGGAACAGTGTTAGCTTCTGCATTCCCGTCTGTGTTCAAAACGATTGGATTTGGGAATTCATTTGCAAGATAAGACTTTCCGCTCATGGTTTCACCGTAGATGAAAAAATTTCGTGGGGTATCTTTAGGAACTTGTGGTTTATTTGCTGGAAGTGTAAATGCCATTAGAGAACCCCTCCAATAATATCCTTAATCATGTCCTCAATTGATGAACGGTCACGCTTGATAGGTTCAACTTCTGATCCATTCGGATAGGTCAATTTGTATTCCGCTTCAACTGCGACAATTTCACAGTCAAAAGCTGCAGCAAGAGCCTTGTAAGTCTTTTTGTTGTCTTCGTATTTTTTACGAGGAAGCTTCAAACAATATTCCAAGCTGCAAAAGTCAGCTGCAAATGCTAAAGAACTTCTGTCCTTGTAAGAATTAAGAAATTCTCCAGTTTTACGGCTACGAAATACGATCATTTCAGTTGTTTTATTCATTTTGTTTTCCTCTTTTTTTTAACTTTCTTTATAATAAAATTCAATTACATTTACATCATGCTGCTGACGACTTCCTGTTATACGCCAGAGCAATTGTCGATAATCATCATATTCTCCAGAACCTTCTTCTACTGGATCCAATACGACAATAGTTTGGTATTTGTGTTGCAAGCCGTCTACTCCGACACCTAACACTTGACTAGTAGCAACCACGAATTTCTTATAAAGTCCTTCTTGAATATCGCCCGTCCAGATTCCAATTTCAGGATGGCGCTCGCTAATGACGTTGACAATCTGCTTAGATTTACTGACAATCAACATATCGTGTGGTGCTCGTTCGATTAAACCGTCAAGTTGTAACATCAATGGCGTATCCGCATTTACTGGCTTTAATTTTGGAAAATCGACTGCTACGCCTGTTTGATTAAGGTAGCGTTCAAAGGTCTTTCTTCCAAACGATTGCTTGGCCATTGCAGTTTTGCCGTCCACTGTTACAAGATTTAGTTTTCTAAATTCTGCAAGTTTTTCTGGATTGCCAGAGGCGACTCTCTTTTGGTAAAACTTAATCTCAAAACCGTTATTCTCAACTGCATTCTCAATCTTTTCAATGTCTTCCCAGCGGAAAAAGTTCGGCAAGTTTGAGATATAACTTTCATAATTCCTGAAATCTTCCCACTTCTCTTTTGAGTAGCTGAATGGATCATAGACCATTTTCCCATGAGTCTTTTGCCAGTCAAATTTATTATTTGGGGTTGCCCAACCAAATACCGTTTTTTCAAGCGGATAGAAATTTTGTCCTTTTTTCCGGATTGGTGTCGCTGAAAGACCTATCGTGTATTTTCGCTTTATTTTGCGATATAAGGCCACTTGTTTGTCAGAAGACATATTCTGCCATTCGTCTACTATCAGCACATCACAATCTAATTTATGCCCCTTTTTGACTTGATTTTGAAGATATCTATCTGTCTGAATGATAATCTCAACACCTTTATCAAAATTCATAAACTTGACTGCATCTATCCAACCATTCAGAATAGCTAGTCGATTGTTTGTGATGATGATTTTTTTAGCTTTTTTATGTTTTGCAATAGCAAGTGCACAGATCGTTTTACCTCTGCCCCCAAGAGCCTCTAAAAAGATTCCATTAGATAAATGTTCACTTCTTTTAATCGCTTCAGCTTGCCACTTTCTTAGCGTTATTGTGATACTCACTCACCACCTTTCCGATATCATGAACCACTTCTTCAATATCATTTCTCATTGCCCAAAATAATCCAAGTCTTGCTGCTGCTCGAATATCTTGATGATGACTTTTTTCAAATTTCCAAAGGTCTAAGATTTTCAAAAGATCGTTTGGAATATCCGACTTGTAACCTGCATTGAATTGAAGAATGGCACCTGGATAGCAAAGTTGGATATAGGCGATGGTTTCTGCCACGCTATTATCTTTCGACTTGTCGTTATCCCTCGCCTTAAATTCTTCAACAATAACTACATCGAATTCAAGATTTGTTCCGATTTCGTGAAACCAATCAGCGAAACCTCTCATACCATAAGAGACAACCCAGCTATCAACTAATCTTGCATTATCCAACAAGACAACTCCTGTTGTGCTGGTTTCAATTTTATTACTGCTTGGATCAATAGCTAAAATTTTCATCAAACACCAACTTTCTCAGTTAGCACTCCTGGATAAAGGGCAGTGTTAAACCAATTTTGTTTATTTACCTTTGCAAAGGCAAATAGCGATTTAACTTCTTTTGCTTGCTTCTCAAATTTTCGAATATCTTCCTCCGATTCAAAGATAGGTTTTTCCTTGTATTTAGCAACTGTGACCAGCTTGTATTCCGGAGTGAATACTGGCTTTTCATTTCCTTGATCAAGATTTGTTTCGTCTACTTTTACAAAACGAATCGCAACATCAAATAGAAAACCTTCAGTAACAAGTACTTCAATCGATTCTGGTCCAATCACAACTGCTAGTGAATCTGTTACTCGTGTTTTATTCATCAATTCCATTACTTAATCACCAACTTTTCTGTCCGGACAAGTTCCGCACCTTTGACTTTCTTGCCAGATTTAAGCAACTCTTTGAGTGTTTTTTTGTCCGGCGCAAGCGTCACTTTTTTTGTAAAATATTTTTTCGGAAGGTCGTCTTCGTTGACCTTGACTGATTCTGGATTCTTAGCAATTTTTATAATCAGGGCACCACTCTTAACTTCGGTTTGCCCCGTGACATTCATAGCTGCCATAATGTTATCCTTTACATAATCCAGCTTTTTCTGTGCCACCTGTTTCTTGGCTTTGAAGCTCTCTTCCTCAGCCTTGTACATGGCCACGTCGGCTTCTAGATTCTTGATAACATGGGCATATCCTTCTGCTTTCTGTTCGAATTGTTCTTGCCAATCGATAGCCTCAAGTGTGTCCGTTTTTGTTTCGTCATCAATATCCATTTGATAAACTGTCAGAAACTGACCTGTCAGTTCGTATAAACTAGCCATTTTTTTCTACCTCTCTGATTTTGTTTGTGAGTTTTGTTAGTCCAATACCTGATTTGGTTAAATCAGCGTTGGACGTAAATAAATGATTTTGATTCATTCTAGCAATTTCGTTTTTAGATAAACATGCCAGGTTTGAAATATCATAGTTTGTTTTATCACCGTCCAAGAAGACAATCGAATGCCCTTTTGGTATTGGCCCGTGATGTTCCTCCCAAACCTTGCGGTGTTTCAAAACCCATTGATTAGGTTCTCCAATCTTTTCTTTTGGATAACCGTCTGTTGTGTAGTTGATAGTACCGACAGGTACATAATTCAGAGGTCGATTACCTTTTTTGAACTGCCCGCTGTTTTTTGGCATATTGGGGTACTTCTTCCCCTTATTGTGAGGAGTCTGACCTTTCTCGAATCTTCCTGTCAAACCACTATGTAGATTATTATTTCTTCGATAACTCTTAATCTGTTTCTCAGTCAGTGATAATCCAAATTTTAGGTTCATTTCATTTGCGACATCGCGAGAAATCTTATTTTTTTGGATTGACACAAGGTAATCATGTTGTTCTTTTGTCAACAATTTACCTTGATAGACTTTTCCAACAGGTAACCCTAAACGTCTGCGTACTTCTCCTATTTGAGTCTTGGTATAGGTCGTACCAAATTTCTCATTTAGTAACCTGGTTACTTCAGGAGTTAATCGGCCAGGGCATATCTCATGCATGTACTCTGTATACTCATCCTTCCAGCAAAGCGATCGGGGCATTGACTTCACCTACCTTGTCTTTGAATTTTTCAGCATCTAGCGCCAATTGACCTGCTTGTAAGATTTGACCTGAGATTGCGACCATCTGTTTTGAACGTTGGAGTTCCGTCTTTAATTCATCTGCAGTAAGATCCCTATCGTCCAATGTTTCCAACTGGGCGAAAAGAGTATTGGTTAAATCTGTCAATTTATTTCGAACCATCTACTTCGTCACCTCTTTCATCAATTTATTTGCTTCTTTGATTAACAAACGCATAACATTGCTAACCGTTTCTTTTTCTGCTGCTCTTGTCAGCATATCCACCCACTCACGTCTAGTATCATTCTTCCAATCAACCAACTCAGTGAGTGCCTGTGTATGGTTATAGTAAGGCGAGTAGTCGTATGACTTATCTTCCAAGCGAACGCATCTGCCTGCCTTGATGTCTTTGGCCAGGTTTGCACTTACGTTGCTTTTTGTTGTACCGACAACCTCAGCCACTTCATCACATGAGGCAGCAGGGTGCTCTCTATAATATTCCCTAATTTGTTCCGCTTGAGTCATGTTTCTCCTCCTTATTTCAACCCTTCAGGCGGTTCTACATCATAAGTAAATTGCTTATCTGAATTTCTCAGATTCATCCGTGCGACATTGTTTGCCATCAGCTGGCGCTCTTTTTGTTTCATTTCAGCGTGGTCATCTAGTTTATTTACTAACGACCATAGTCCAATTCCTACGATTATTACCAGGTAAATGTATTCCATCATTTTTCTTTCTCCTTTTCTTTGTAGATTGCTACGATTTTCTTCAAGTCTGCAATTTCTTGATTCGCTTCTTGAAGTTTTTCCTGTGTTTCAATTAGTGATTGATTGAGGTCTAAAGCGACCTCTTTCCAGTCGAGATTAGTTTCTTTGACCTCTTCTGAAAAATAGTTTTTGATCCTTGATAGTAGGTTCATCCTGCTGACCTCATTTTCTTGCTTGTTTCCATTTCTTTTTTCCAAGCTTTAGTTCCACGATATTGCAAGTATTCATAGAAACCTTTAATCGTTACAAGTTGTCCACTATCCAAAAGATGTTTTTGCTGACTAGGGAGTTTTTGCATTTCTCTTCTTCGCTCTCCTGCTTGTCGTTTTGAACATCCAAAGATACGTTTTAACTCTTCATCATTAGCAGAGACTTTTTCAATAATCACATCTTTAATTCTTACAATTTCAACTGCTTCCATTTTTGCTCCTTTCGTGTTATAATTTTCTTGAATAATTTTGTCATGCGCCTGATTGCCGTCAGGTGCTTTTTTGCGTTGTCGTCAAACTGTTTTACTTTCCATTGCCCTGAGTTCTATCTCATGGCTGACTTGTTTCAATAGCTTCTCACACGCTATCTTAGCTTCTCTGTACGTTGTGTTCTCGCTGATGAAGTAATCAGCAAGTTCAATGATTTTATCTTCCATTCAACCTCCTATATCAGCCTCAAGACTGATGTAATTTCCTCCTAAATTGCTATAATAATTTTGACTAGGACCTCTCACCGTTTTAGTCAAAATTCCATCAGAAAGGAGGAAAACTATATGTCTAAATTAACTAAAGAAGATGTTTTACAAGTTTCTCAAGACATTATCAACGATGCTATTCCGGTTATCAAAGATATGTTGGATGAAGTATTTGAAAAATATCCAATCGACATAGAGATTAGAGAAGCTATTTTCTATAGCGTTCTTGTCGCTCATAAACTCAGCACAGAAACTACAGTTTCGTTGCTAACACAACTTGTAAATGCTCAAGAAAACTGATGTTTCTTAGAATCTTTTCTACCAATTCAGGGTCTGCCTTCACAAAGGTGGACTCTTTTTTCCCACTATACGGATATCGTCTTGGTCTCATTTTCCTACTCCTCAAATCTTTCCTACTCAATCCCATAATCTTCAATAACCTGAAGAATGAAACTGTTCGCTCGTGGACCTTTAGTCGTTCCACTTAGAATGTTTGTCACTTCCTGTCGTTTAAAGCCGTAAGCAACCGCTAGAGTTGCTTTTTTAATGCCTTTCTCTTTCAAGAAAGCAATAACTCTTTCGCGACCGTTTGCGATATCTGGCATATTTTCTCCTTTCTTTTTCTTTCTTCTTTTTCTGCTATAATATAAGCAGAAAGGAGTTAACCTTATGACTTTTAAAGAATATTTACTCAAAGCAAGTAAACGCGACATCTACGATGATGGTAAAGATTTTGATTTTGAAACCATCTTTGCTAGAGAAATATTACGTTATGCACACGATTCTGAACTGGAAACCAAAACAGGTTTCTTTCGTCATCTTGAAATCATGAATGCTGATTCGTGGTTTGTTGAACTTGCTCACTCAATTTATCAAGATTTTGAGAAATCAATTTCAGATTCTCACTAATCGAGCGTGACTTTTTTTGATATGGCAATCTCAGAAATTTACCACCAGCGCTGACTACCTTAATGACTTTTTCAAGGTGGTCTTTTTCTTGTTCTAAATTTTTAAGAATACTTACCATCAGCACGTTCCTCCTCTTTACTTATTTGTAAATAAGAAACAACTAAAAATGTAACTATTTTTTGTACTTTTTTATTGACAAAGTCTATAATAAAGTCTAAAATAAAATCATAACAAAAACACTAATAAAACTATAAATACCGTTCGCCAAAACATTTTTATAATTTATTTCTTAGTTGTTTTTTTAGTTGTAACTTACTTACAAAAACTATTCTACACTTTTTTCTAGATTGTGTCAATACTTTTTTCTAGAATTTTAGAAATATTTTTTGTGATACCCTTAGAAAGGTTGATTTAACAATGTTTTCAACGCTAGAAAAAATTAAAGAATTAGCTAAAAAAAGAGGGATTCCTCTAACAAAACTAGAAGAAAGTCTAGGATATAGTACCAATTATTTCTATACTTTAAAAACGAAAACCCCAAACTCTGAAAGATTGCAACAGATCGCCGACTACTTCAACGTATCTACAGACTACTTACTTGGTCGCACAGATAATCCTGCTATTGCTGGTGATGATACAATCGCAGGATACACGTCTGACGACCTCCGAAAGATGGCAGAGAATGCCAAGACCTTCGATGGCAAGCCACTTACAGAAGAAGACATCGATGCCATTCAGAACATTATTGAGATTTATTTGAGAGGTAGATAGTATGACGAACATTCCAATGAAGAAGAATCCGTTCAGAGAAAAGATGACAGCAATCAGTATTGTCAATCCTGAAACAGCTCAATTGCTAGGAACAATAACCAATTTCGATATGTTTCCTGGTTCGACATCTTTGGTTGCATTTCTAGACTTCTTTAATCTAAGACCTGAAACAGATTATATCTTGTCTCTAACTGCCCACTTCCCTAATGGCACGTCTTACCCTGTCCATGCTACGAGAATAAATATTGCGAGACAAGAATTTGTGCTACTTGAAGACGGCTTTGGTATGGCCACTGGAAATTTTAGCTTTAATTTTACGATAGAAAAGCCGAGCGATTTTTACTTTTTCTTCGTCTTGATGGACGAAAACGGTCAGGAAGTAGATACAGCATATAGTTATCATCATTTTGGAAAGTGGGGGTAAACAATGCCGGACACACAAGATAATTTCAAACCTACCCCTTCCAAAGTTTCTTCACTTTACGCTTCTAAATCTTCATCGAAAACTGTACCCATACAAAATCATGATATAATGGAGTCAGAAATGTTATCGGAGGAAAATATTATGTCACAAGATACTTACAGCAAATCTGAAATCGACTTAAAACTTGATAAAATTAATTCTGACACTCAGCATGGATTCGAGAAAATTGATTTAAAAGTTGATCAACTCAGACAAGAAATGCGTAGCGGATTTGAAAAAATCGACTTAAAATTTGAACAAGTTGATTTAAAATTTGATAATTTCGAGAAACGTGTAGAGACTATGTTTCTAACTCAAGAGAATAAGAGATTAGAAGAGCAAGCTAAAAGCAAAAAAGAGTTCATGTATTGGTTTATCGGACTGTTAGTTAGTACTTTACTGGGGATACTAGCAATCATCGTAACCATTTTAACAACAAAATAACACAAAAAGGATGATAGCCTATGACTATTGAAGAGCTAGTAGACTCACACGGTGTCACTCTCGCTTACTTTGATAATGAACTTTGGCAAAGACCTGGAGTTTACATCAAAGAGATTAGTATTATCTTTATAAACCGTGAACTGTCCGAAAACGCAAAAAAACGGGTCATATACCACGAATTAGGACATCTGGAACATTCTACTGCACTATATAAAAATAACCACACTAGGTGCGAGAATGAGGCTAATAGGCACATGATTCATAAGTTGCTAGAAGAAGAACTTGCACTATCAGACGACCATCAATCTTTCAACTATATCCAGTTCATGCAAAAACATGAGCTTAGAACAGTCACAGACGAATTGATGGTAATTGACGAATATTATGAATTGATAGGATAGTTCATCAGAATAACTATAAAAACAAAAAATCCTCACACTCGCCATCGCCAAACTTTGAGTGTGAGGATATCCAGTATAGTAAAAGGCATTAAAAAGCCCTTTTTACTATACCCATTTTATCAAAAAGTGAGGTTAAAATCAATGTGGATGGAAGAATTACCAAACGGCAAATATAAATTTTTTGAGCGATACAAAGATCCATATACTGAGAAATTAAAAAAAGTTTCAGTAACCATGGAGAAGAAAACTCCCCAGGCAAGAAATCAAGCTGCTATCTTGTTGCAAGAGAAGATAAATAAAAAACTTAGCACAAAACAAGTAGAAAGCATTACATTTGAAGAAATCTATAACCTTTTTTATAAATCATGGGCGCAAACAGTAAAGGAATCAACAAAACATAATTGTAAATCAGTTGATAAGAAGATGAAGGAAGTCATACCATCCGATACCATACTTGCTAATCTTGACAGGCGTTTTCTTCAAGAGGCTATTGAAAAAATTATTGAAAGCAACGGATATATTACAGCTAAAAAAGTACGGCATAGGCTCAGAGGTATCTTTAATTACGCTGTTCAATACTCTTACATTGAAAACAACGAGGTCGATTATACTACGATTCCTCAAAAACCAAAGACTTTAGAAGAACTGGAAAAAAAGCGTAACAACTTTCTCACCATGCAAGAAATAAAAGCACTTGTCGATGTCCTTAATCGTCGAGAATATCACCAAAAGTACGCTGATATGGTTCTTGTGCTGACATTAACTGGTATGAGATATGGTGAGTTAACTGCCTTACAACTGAAGAATATAGACTTCGAAAACAACAAAATTGAGATCACAGGTAATTTTGATTCAGTAAACAAAATCAAGACGCTACCAAAGACTACAAATTCAATACGGACAATCAAAGTATCAGAGAGTGTCATAGAAGCTATTCAAAGACAAATAGTACGACTTAGCGAACGTTTCCAGCCATTGTCAAGCGATGATTATATTTTCTGTTTTGAAAAATGGAATCAACCTACAACAATAGCTTGCTTCATACAGATATTAAAAAAATATGGAAAACAGGCCAAAATAGAAAAAAACTTATCTAGCCATATTTTTAGGCATTCTCATATTTCGTTTTTAGCAGAGTCTGGCCTCCCAATAAAATCAATAATGGATCGAGTTGGGCACTCAAATGCAAAAATGACTTTGGAAATCTATTCTCATACTACTGAAGATATGGAGGATAAACTGGTCAATAAATTAGATACTATTTTTTAA